TGGGATACAAAGATTATTTTATAATTTACCAATAGAACAACAAATTCTAATAGAAGAATTCGGTGGAAAAAATAATACCCAAGAATTCAGTAAATATCCATTAAAAATATTCACTATAGATATTGAAACATATAGTCCAGAAGCTTTCCCCGAACCCTCTATTGCCGTTGATCCTATTAATTTAATAACGGTTCATGATAGTTTAACAAACACGTATCATACATGGGGACTTGATAAAGAATATATTTCTGATAAAGAAAATGTTTTTTATTATCAATGTAAATCTGAATCGGATCTTTTATATAAGTTTATAAATTTTTGGAAAGGGGATTATCCAGATTTAGTTACTGGGTGGAACATTATTGGATTTGATATACCATATTTAATTAATCGAATTACAAAATTATTAAATGAAGACGATGCTAAATTATTATCTCCACTTAATGACATTTATAAAAGAGACGATGTAATAAATCAATTCGGAAAATCGACTACACGGTGGCACATTAGAGGTATTAGTATAATTGACTATATGGATGCTTATATAACGTTTAGTCGCGAAAAACGTGAAAACTATAAATTGGATTATATTGGCGAAATTGAATTAGGAACAGGCAAGATATCGTTTAATGCAACTAGTTTAAGTGAACTAGCAGACACAAATTGGACGCAATTTGTTGAATATAATATTCAAGATACGCGCATTGTTGTCCAATTAGAAGAAAAACTGCAGTTCTTAATGTTAGTTAGAATGTTAGCATATCTTGGATTGACTAATTTTGAATCAGCATTGGGAACAGTAAGTATTGTAACGGGCGCATTGGCATTACAAGCGTTAACTAAAAATATGATTATTCCGACCTTTGCGGATAGACATATACGTCCATATGATGGCGGATTTGTAAAAGAACCCCAAAAAGGATTACATGAGAGTGTTGTAAGTTTTGACGCTAACAGTCTATATCCAAATACGATTATTACTTTAAATATTAGTCCCGAAACAAAAATTGGAAAAATTGTTAGAAAGTCTGAAGATAATATTGAAATAATGTTATCAAACGGTAAAGTACACCCACTTACAATACCACAATTTAAACAATTTATACAACAACAAGAAGTCGCCATTTCTAAGGCGGGTGTTTTATTCAGTCAAAAGAATAAGGGGTTTTGTCCTGAATTGGTAGATATTATTTACGAAGATAGAGTTAAAGATAGAAAAAGATTAAAGGAGTTGAAACTAAAACGATCTAAATTAGAAAAGGAACTTAAAAGTTTAATAGAGAACGATGATCAAAAATCTATCTAAATGGTGTGAAGATAATTTAAAATCGCCATCAGGCCGCCAAATAATAAGTTGTAATTGGACTAGAAACAATTATGAGTATTTAAAAAATAGATGGCCAGATGTGTGAAAAAAACTTCGCGGTAAAAAAATAAAAATTAAAGGAAAAATATATTATTTTAATGATAACAAAAATTACGATCCTATAATAATTAACGGTGTTAAATATAATCGCGGTGGGTCCTCATCAGAAACACAATTCATCAAATTCATACGAAAGATTGTTAAAAATAAATCTGATATATCTTGTAAAGAATTATTATCAACCATTGTTAATACTTGCGATATGACAAAGGGGCCAGATTTATTAAAAATCGTAAAAAAATGTTATCCTAAAGACTACAAACATATAATTAAAGTATATGGTCCAGGATCAAAACATAATCGCGAAATAGTGTACAGATATTTAAATAATATTAAAGACATACCACGGCTTAATGGTAAACAATTAGTATTTCGCACATATTCATTGGGTTATAATTACGAAAAAATTGCTAAACAATTAAAAAATACAACGAATACCAAAAAAATTTTAAAATGTCTTATTAATCATGATTCTAGTTTTAAACACAACCATTGTACCAAAATTTTAAAATTATATTTTCCAGAAATAATAGAAGAATTAAATTCAATATATAGTACAGAACTTTCTTTAAGTGAACGTGTATTTTTATATATTAATGATATGACGAATCCGCCACTATGTAATTTTTGCAAACAAAAAAGATGTAGATGGACTAATGCATATACGACAGGATATGGTAATTTTTGTGGAAAATCGTGCCAGTCGAAATTTTATAGTATAGAAAGATTTTTAAAGGGAGATGAGATTAAGTTAGACGAATGGAAAAAATATTGTAAAACATGTAGGCGTTATACAAATTATATATCGCAATAATATAGATTTAATAGATCCAGATAAAAAAAGAGGGAGAGGATACGATTTAGATCATATTATCCCATTATCATACGGGTTTTTAAATAATATAGGCGTTGAACATATTTGTCATCCTTTAAATTTACAACTTTTACCTAGTACAGAAAATAAATCTAAAGGTACCTCTATTGTTGATAAATCAATTATATCTAATATAATAAACAAAATAAAGAAACATGAACAGAAAACTAGAAATACAAAATGAAATAGATGCAATCTCTGCTGAAATCGGACATTTAGAGATAATGCAATTCACTAAGAAAATTCTCTTAAATCGTTTATATGGGTCCTTTGCAAACAAATATAGTCCGTTTTGTGATGTTGACATTGCGTCTAGTATTACATTAACCGGACAAGCGGTTGTTAAACAAGCGGCGGAAATAGGGAATAAATACGCATCATTGATTGGTGTTAATAATGATATTAATATATACTCCGACACCGATTCGGTTGATGGATCCACATTGATTAGAACTAATATAGGGATTTTACCCATAAAAATATTATTTGATAAATTTTCAAAAAAATCCAAGATAAAAACCGAAAGTTATGGTCATGAAATGATAGACGTATTAAATTTAGAATGCCTTACACTCAAAGACAATAAAATAAAAATGGGGAAAATTAAAAGACTAATCAGACATAAAACAAATAAAAAAATGTATAAAATACGGGTGAACGGAAAAGAAATTATAACAACTGAAGATCATGGTATAATGGTACAACGTGACGGGAACTTAATAAGAATTTCCCCCAAAGAAATTAAAAAAGGAGATTTAATGGTAAATGTTATATAAAGACACCGGGTCGGATTATTTAAATGATCCCCAAAACGTAACAGACAAATGTAAAAAATTTTTAGGTTATAAAATATGAAATATGAATTATCTCCAATTGAATCGATCGAAGTCGTTAATGACCGTTTTGATTATGTATATGATATAGAAATGGATGACACCACAGATCATGTTTTTTTTGGTAACGATATATTAGTACATAATAGTTGCTTTTTTTCATTCAAAGACATATTAGAAAAAAAGAACATCAGTTTAACAGAACCTGACCGGCCAACAAAGATAACCAAAGAAGCATATAATGAAATTACCACATTTGGGGAACATTTAAATTCTGAAATAACCGAATGGGCTAAAAACACACTAAACACTAAAGACAGCCGTTTTGTATTTAAACGGGAAGCGATTTGTGATGCGGCAATATTCTTTGAAACTAAAAAGAGATATATTTTAAATATTTTGGATGAAGAAGGAATATCTTGCAATAAGATTAAATATACTGGTGTTGAAGTCGCATCAACAAGTACACCCACTAAGGTTAAACTATTAATTAAAAATATAATTAAAACAATACTAAGAACAAAGGATTACAAATCTACACAAAATGCATATAGAGATGCATTTGACAAATTTCAGAAATTAAAAATTGAAGAAATTGCATTTCCTCGAGGAATTAAGAACCTAGAAAAATATGCCGCATTGGCAACAGGGTTTATAGTAGGAAAGGGGACACCGATACATTGTAAAGCTGCCATATATTATAACAAGTTGATAAAAGATTTATTAATCGATAATAAATTTGAAGCAATAACATCGGGTGATAAAATAAAATTCTTTTATGTAGATAAAAATAAATATGGTATAGATGTAATAGGGTTTATACAAAATTACCCAACAGAATTTGATTTAAAGGCAAATTATGAATTAATGTTTGAGAAAACAGTATTTGCATCAATAAAAAGGTTATATGATGCTTTAAATTGGCGTGTAGTTAATTTAAAAGAAGAACCGGTAAATGATTTGCTTTTATTATTAAGTTGACAATTAATGAAAGTGATATAAAATAATAAGAAGGAGAATAATTATGTCAAAAGAACAAGAAAATAATGGTGGAAAACAAATTGTTACATTCCTAGATTTAGTAGGAAGAACAATTATTGGAGAATTAGTCACCGATTCAGATCAACAAAAAGAAGGGTTTTTAGTTGTTAAAAATCCTGCTATTATGAACGTTGTACCTAATCCTCAAACAAATCAAATGGCATTACAATTGTTCCCTGTATTCTTTAAGGAATTTCAGGCTGATCGTAATGAAGATTCTATTTGGTATTACAATAAAAACAACATTGTGGAAAGCAATAATGTTATATTAGACTTTAAGTTACAAGCTCAATACACAAATATGTTTAGTAGAATAATTGTACCAGATAAGACAATTGCAACACCTAACAAAAACAATAATGTTGTAAAACTTTTTGATGAATAATTATGGCAAAAAAATCTAACCCCGATATTGACTTTTCATCCTTTTTTAAGGATTTAGATAAAATGAACCCTGAAGCAACAATGCTATCAGAGAACGCTTTATCTGTCGTGAATGACTGGATTGATACTGGAAGTTTAGCATTAAATGCTATTTGTTCTGGTTCTTTATTTAATGGCATTCCAATGGGCAGAATAACAGGGTTTTCCGGTCCGAGCGGTTGCGGCAAAACATTGATCATGATGAAAATTATGGCTAACGCCCAAAAGAAAGGAATGATACCTGTCATATGGGATTCAGAAGCAGCAGCAGATAGGGTTGTTGCTGAAAATCTTGGTTGCGATGTTAATTCGATAAAATACTGTCCAGTAGAAACCGTTGAAGACTGCAGAAATCAAATGGTTACATTTTTAGATAAAGTAATTGCGGATCCCACATTACATGGAAAATTCATTATCGGGTTAGATAGCCTAGGTAATTTAGCAAGTTCAAAAGAAATTGAAGATGCACGAGCGGGCAAAACGGCATCAGATATGGGTTTAAGAGCGAAGGTTATTAAAAGTATGATGCGCACATTAACATATAAATGTGCCCGCGCCAATGTGCCTATGGTGTTTTCGAATCATACGTATGCAGACCCTTCCTCTATGTTTCCATCATTGGTTAAAAACCAATCAGGTGGCTCTGGACCATTATATCTTGCTAGTCTATTAGTGCAAATGAGCGTTAGACAAGAAAAAGGCGAAAAAGACGATGAAGACCTTTTACCAAATGCAAATAAGGTATCTGGAGTAACATTATCTGCAATGACCGTTAAAAACAGGTTTATTCCCCCATTCCTTAAAACGGAATTATATTTAAGTTTCCTTAAAGGATTATCTAAATATACAGGCCTTAAGGATTTGGCGGTTGGTTTTGGTGTTATTGAACAATCCGGATCTACATATTCTTTTAAAGGTGAAAAAATAGGTTATGCATCTAAATGGGAAAATGATGTAGATTTTTGGGAACAAAAATGTATTCCGGAACTAGAAAAGACAATAAAATCAAAATTGAAATATAGTGACGAGAAAACAATTCAACCCCCAGATGATGAATGAGCAAGACCAAACAATACCAATCTCCAATCGATTGGAAATTGTTCGAATCGGTTGTAATATATAATGCTATTGTATCGGAAACATATTTAGCCAGTATTGTTGACGTTATAAACCCTGAATTTTTTAATAATACCGATATTAAATTGATAGTTGGGGTAATTTGTAATTTTTATAAACAATATAATAAAGCGCCTAATAACACAGAAATAAAACTTCGTTTAGTCGAACCTGAACACAAAGAGGCATTTAAAAGAGTATTATTAAGCTTTTCTGATTTAGATAAACAATATAACATTGATGAATTATTAAAAAATACAGAACGTTTTTTTCGCGAACGTGCGGTACAACAAGCATTATTAAATACAGCAGAAAGCTTTTCAAAAAATACAGTTGACATCGGACAAGCATATGAAATGTTTTCATCTGCTTGTAATTTAAGTATTGTCGATAATTTAGGGTGTGATTATTTTGGTAATCCTGATAGTCATATTAATGATCTTTTAGTTACTAATAATTATATTTCTACCGGGTTTCAATGGCTTGATAAACGAATCGGTGGTGGCTTACTTGAAACTGGTAGAGCATTATATGTAGTCAGCGGTGCAACAAATAGTGGTAAAAGTATAGTATTGGGAAATATCGCAACTAATATTATTGGACAAGGAAAAAATGTCATTATTGTTACAATGGAAATGTCTGAATCCGTTTATGCAAAAAGAATCAGTAGTCAATTATCAAAAATACCTTTATCAACTATTGCTTTGCGTACAGATGAATTAAAGAATTTTATTAATGATTACAAATCGAGAATTTCGTCTAAATTGTTCATTAAAGAATATGCACCTAAAGAAGTAACTGTAAATCATATTAGAGCATATATACAACAATTAATCAACAAAAAACATATTAAACCAGATGTAATTATTATTGATTATATCAATTTAATACAACCAACAGTTATAACTGGACATAGTTATACAGATATTAAATTAGTAACTGAACAACTTAGAGCATTGAGTTATATTTTTGAATGTCCGGTAGTTAGTGCAACACAATTGAACCGTGAAGGATATGATCAGGCAGACCCCGGATTAGATACAACTAGTGAATCTATGGGCCTTGCTCATACGGCAGATGTAATGTTTGCTGTATGGAGTAACGAAACAGATAAAGATTTAGGTATAATACATTTAGGAATGCAAAAGAATCGATTCGGACCAAATTTCGGTACAAAGGCTTTACGGATTGATTATGATACATTATATATGTTCCAAACGAATGACGATGAAGTAAGCAATAAAGACGTTGCCGAAGCAGATAAAGCAATAGAAAATATAATAAACGATATAAATATGTTCAATAACGGATTAACGACAACTATAGCACCAATAGGAGTATAAAAATGGAAAGATATTATTTATTTACAAATTGTGATTTAGATGGAGTTATATCATACTTAGTTTTTTCTTGGTTTCATCCCGACGCCGAAATATCTACAACAGCAACGACAGTAACAAGATTTCGCGATGAATATCTTAAATTTATATCTGAATACTACCCTGAACATTTTAACAAAGTAGTAATTTTAGATTTAGATGTAAGTGAACATAAAGATTTAATAGATACAAAAAACCATCTTATCATTGATCATCATAAAACTCATATTGACAATGGAAACTATAAAGAAGCAAAGGCACTATTAAAAGAATACGGGTCGACTTGTAAATTGTTGTATAAAATATTTTCAACATTAAAGCCCGAAATAAACATTACAAAGGATCAAAAACATTTAGTTTTACTAGGCCATGATTACGATAGTTATACTCTTGAGTTACAACAATCAAAATTACTTAACATTTTGTATTGGAATACACAAAACAGATTTAATGTTTTTATGAGAGACTTTTATAAGGGATTTAAAGGGTTTAATATACAACAAAAAAATATTATAAAACAATATTTGGTAAAATTATCAGAATTATTATCATCACTAGATATTTATAAACTTGAAAAAAAGGTACAAGGAAAACCGCGTAAAATATTAAGTACCTTTGCATCAGAGGCAATTAATGAGGTTGCCGATCATTTATTGAATAAAGGTGCCGATATAGCAATTGTGGTAAATATAAATACAAAGAGAGTAAGTTTCAGGAGAAATAAAGACATTAAAGATATTAGTCTTATAGAATTCGGAAAAGAAGTATGCGGCACCGGTGGCGGACATGAATACGCAGCTGGCGGTTCAATTACTAATCAATTCATGGAATTTACAAAACAATTAACACCATATGAATGAAAGTAACGAATATGTATTACCAATCGATGTATCGATGGTATGTCATCAAACAGGATTTGAGCAATTAGGGGATAAGGATTTAGATGAATGTTTTTTATATTTTGGATCCTTTTTATCAATGATACAAAATAAAAAAGTAAGTCAAACCAATTACTTATTATTTTTAATAGAAAAACCAGAATTAAGAGAAATTTTAATGCAAATGACCGGGATAGAAACATTTCAACAATTAATTAAAGAAATGGCAATACGATATCCTCTTTCATATAAATCGAAAATTGTAAATCGTGGAATTAAAAAATGGAAAAAATTAGCAAAGAGATAGAAGATATTTATAATCAACATTTAGCTATATCTAGAAAATCTCGAAACAAACCATTTCAAATAAGAAAAGATTTTAGTAAATTTGAATTTTCAAATGATTTCCATAAATGGAAAATATTAGAGCATTTTTTCAAAAAATTTCCTAATGTGGATAAAGTTCTTTATTTTAAAGCACCATATGAATTATGGAAAGATAAAGAATATTTTCCAGTAGATTTTTATATCAAACCCGGGGCAATTAAAGCATATACAACTTACAAAACACAATTACAACAACAAAACCCCGATTTAGATGAATCTCTTGAATACATAAAAAAGTCATTATTGTTTATCGGAAGATATTGTGAAGAAAATAAAATAAGTATTAATGATTATATATCAAATAAGATAGGATCAACATATACATGGATGAAACATATTCGTAATGGAAGTATTTCTCCGTACGTCATTTTTGGGTTCAATTATATTGATGACATCATGTCTAATACACCAATGGACGAAAGATCATTATTATTAGGTGAATTTGCAAACAAATTTTATCATTTTAAAGAAAAATATAATAAATCTAAATTAGCAAAACAATTAGTAACAATAGGATTAAATAGGATAAAAAATAAATTAAATTCAGTTGACAAAAAATAATTCTATATTAATATTATATTGAAATAAACATAAACCAACTATAAGGAGTACATAATGAAATACAATACAAGAAGCATGTTTGATAGCATTAAAAAGTCGCTACAAGAAACAGATAAAAATCAAAATTCAAAATTTAGTGATTTTTTGAGACTTACCAGTGGAAATACATATACCGTTCGACTATTACCTAATGTTAATAGCCCGGAAAATACATTTTTCCATTATTATCACTATGGGTGGAATAGCACTAGCACTGGACAATATGTTGAAGTTTTGTCCCCTAAAACTTGGGGTGATCCAGATCCGATTGAAGTAGAACGTATTAAATTATATCGTAATAAATCTGATACTCATGCTATTGAGCTTGCCAAGTTAATTTCTACTAAAGAAAAATGGTTGGTTAACGTATATGTAATCGATGACCCTGTCAATCCTGATAATAATGGAACGGTAAAGGTTTTAAGATACGGTGCCCAATTAGGGAAAATTATTACTGCGGCAATCGATGGTGATGATGCAGATGATTTAGGACCGGCAATTTTTGATCTTTCTGAAAATGGCTGCAACTTGAGAATCAAGGTAGAAAGTACCAAGGAAGGTAAGGATACTAGAGCATTTGTAAATTATACTTCTAGTAGATTTTCTAGACCGGCTGCAATTCCTAATATGACGGCGGAAAAAACTAAAGAAGTGCTAAATAGTGTTCATGATTTAACTTCATATTTTGGGCGTAAATCACCTAGTGAATTAAAAGAGATTTTGGCAGTACATTTATATGGTCGTGATGAAACAAATGTTTCGGAAGATAAACCAAAAATAAAGATTGATTCTAAAGTAGATGTTGAATCTGAATCTGAATCCGATGATTCACAGACTGAATCTAAAGATGAACCGACTAAAAAAGAGTCTACTGGACTAGATATTGAAAGTGATGATAAAATTAAAGCACTTCTTGCGGGTTTAGATTAACTTATAAATTAGAAAGGAATATATAATATGCCAAGACTTAAAAAAGTTGAAGATTTGCCAGACGTCCAAAATTATACAGATAATATAATCAAAAAACGAATTAAGAAAGTAGGAATTCGCAAGGTAATGTTACCTTGTAAGGTTGAACGAAAAGATGGTTCATATAATAATTGCGTAGCAAACATTTCAGTATATTCAGATTTAAATGAACATACTAAGGGCGTTAACATGTCACGTTATCGAATTATTCTTGAAGATGTATTTGTAAATAAAGACTTAAATCTAAGAAGAGCTATTCGTGATACATTAGGTGAAATTGCCACTAAACTTGAAGGAAGAGACGCTTATCTAAAAGTCAGTTTTGATTATTTCTTAACTAGATATGCGCCTGTCACTCGCACGCCAAGTTTACAAAATTATAGATGTACACTTGAAGGAAGATTGGTTAACGGTGAACAAAAGTTCTATATGACAGTTAAAGTTCCATATACTAGTCTCTGCCCATGTAGTAAAGAAATTAGTGATTACAATGCACATAATCAACGTAGTTATGGTGAAGTAACGGTTGAACTTATCGAAGGTAAAACTTGTTGGATTGAAGACATAATTGAATTAGTTGAAAAATCAGGTGCAGCACCGATTATTAATATTCTAAAACGTCCCGATGAAGCATATCAAACCGAATTAATGTATGAAAATCCTGTATTCGTAGAAGACATGGCGCGTAAAATTTCATTGCTTCTTGATGAATGGTTAGATAATACAATTAAAGATTATGTATTTGTAACTAATCACGAAGAAAGTATTCATACTCATAATGCAGTTAGTGTAATTAGTGCCGGTAGAAACTTAACATAATGAGAAACATAGACGACATAATTGATAGTAGTGATTCTGCTGCAGCTGCTTTTTTTGCAGCAGAATTAGCTTCTGGTTTAAAATACGTAGATAAACAAACTACTAATAGACCGTCACAACAACCACAAGCAAACCGGTTAAATCCACAGGAATTTTTAAGAAACATTCCTCAACCACAAAGATTACCCACACCACCAAGTCACCATAATGATAATGTGGCTCGAGGCATAATAGAATCTAAACCTATAAATGAATTGTTAATTCCTGTTCCTCAACCACCGACACCTATTGTTTCAGAACAGCCTAAATCTCAAAATAATACTACGGCAGTACAATTAGAACTTCCACTTAATATTCATGAAAAGAAACCACCCACAAACATATCTGAATGGTTTGGGCATTTGGACAATAAATTAGACGAATTGGAAATAAAAAATAGGATAGAAATTGGTAAGATTTATAGGCTTATTAGTGAAATAAACGCAAAATTAGACGAATTGACAAGTAATAGAATTGATTGATCAATATGAAACCTATATCTAACCATAAACCTCAAGTTGAACCGCGTAAAAACAATGAAATATCCGGGTTATTACATGAAATAAAATCGTTAGAAGACCGTGTAAATAAGTTAAATATAATGTATAATGATTTGAGAAAAATAACAGAAGATTTAAAAAAGAAATTATTGTCAAATTATCAACAAATAACCCGTATAAAACGAGCGAACAGAAATGCAAATTAAATTAGATCGCATTGCCTTTATTAATGAATTTTTAATGCCTCTTAATAAAATAGTTGGAGACGATGATATTAATAAAGGGTGTATAATTGATATTACTAATCAATCTGCTAGCAGTATTTGCAATACTAAAGATAATTCCATCATATTATATGCCAACATGAATATTTCTACGGGATTAGATGAAAAAGGGGAAACACATTTAAACATATTTGATATACGTAAATTTATAAGATTATTAGAATGTATACAAGAAAAGGAAGTCATATTAAAAATTAACAGTAACAATTTAACATATAAATCTAATAATATAAATTTTAAATTTCATTTAATGGATGACGGGGTAATAAGAAAATCGCCTATAAATGTTGCCAAAATATCTAATTTAACATTCCAAAATGAATTTTCAATGTCTAAATCGAAATTAGATGAACTTATGAGGGTTTCTGGATTTGCAGAAGATTCGAATAAATTGTATTTATCATGTGTCAATAATGGAATTAGGGGAGAATTAACAGACAAAACCAAGCCTAATATAGATAACGTCGATATACAAATTGCAGAATCATATATTGGTAATAATTTCAATAATATACCTATAAGTCTAGATGTATTTAGAAAATTATCAGGTATTAAATTTGACTTAATTAATATAAAAGTTAATGTTGAAACAAAAATATTATTAATGGAACTTATCAGTAATAATTGTGTTTTAAAATATGTAGCATCAGCATTAGTTAAATAATAAAAAGGAGAATAAAAATGGCTAATAATATTAGGACTCAAGGATACTTTATTAAACGTTTACGTGATTCTGGATACATTGTAGACAGAATATTTAGTAATTATAATCAAGCAGATTCACGGGCATGGACGGTTATTATTGATCCAGGTGGGGCAAGTATTTTCTGTACTTGTTATATTAATGAACATTATGAAAATGGCCCTCAATTAGGTAGTAGTACATTCGAACTATTTGATGGTGATAAATTTATTCCCGGGCGATATAAGATTAGAACTAGCTCATTTGAAGTATTAGTTGAACAATTAGTTAAATGGGGAATTAATAATAAAGCACCTAATTACGGTAAAAAAACTATAAAAGATTCTTCAGATAAATAAAAGTTTATTAAAGTTTCTTTATCAATTTTTGGGTAAATAATTACATGAAGAATGATAATAAAAAATCAAAACACGACGAAATTGATAAAATAACAGAAAAATTGCTGCAAGAATTATCAAATAGTAGTGTAATTAAACATATTTTTGAAGAAGAAACTAAAAAAATGATTTTGATGAAAGAGGGTCAAAAAGACATAGAGTCTCTTCCCCCTTTATTATCTGAATATTTAAAAAATTATATTATTGTTGCACATGATCTATTAGGAAATGAAGTAATTATGTCATATGCAACAAGTAAAAACGATATTAATGCGGTGCAAAAATTATTTTATGACACGTTTATTAAAATGATAGCGCCTCACCGCTCTTAATAGTATTAAGCATTTGTTGGTCCAACTATTCTTGTTGATTCCATGGCCAAGTTGACAGGCGGTACACCTGGGCATAC